TGCCGCTTCCGATGCGGCTAACGCAGCTTCGATTAAAACTTCACCGGAAGCCGCGACCGTATCAGCGGCTTCAGTTACCGATAACGAACCTTCAGTGTCGTTATCTGTTTCACATTGAATTGCAGCGGTGTCTTGCGCTTCGGTAACGGCTAGCGTTCCTTGAACGCGAACACCACCAGAAACAGCAACAGTATCGGACGCTTCAGTAACAGCTAGCGTAGCGTAATTGGTTTCGGCAACTGTACTAAGAACTTCAACTAACAGCTGCGTTATTACGGCATTCGGCGGCTGAGGATCGTTTAACACCTCTAACGCCAATTGCGTTATTACGGCATTCGGCGGCTGAGGTTCATTAAGAACTTCGGCCGGCAATTGCGTTACAACAGCATTTGTCGGAATAGCAACTGAAGGAATGAGAACAGACGCTGCAATCCAAGTAGCGTTAGAACTAGTAAACGCTCCAGGGTCTTCAGTCGTACCGGCTGTTATAGCTCTATCGGCAATGCTGGTGCTGTAGTTACTTGAATTGCCAGCTTGTGAAGTCAAATTGCTGTAGCTAGCCGGAGCACCGCTAGCTGTAACAATGCCTTGAAAGCCAGCAGCAGCAATCGATAACAAATCTTGAGCGGAGCCGGTAATTGTTGCGCCTGGAGCATTAGCGTTAGCGCCGTTAATTGCGCTAGCTCCAGTAGAGAAATAAAGCGCGCTAGCGTGACCAGTCACGCGACAACAAATACTTGTAGAGCGCTGATTATTACCGGTATTAGTAAAATAACGAAGTGCGTCAGCGCCACCACCTTCCGCAATCTTCCATGCAATCATCAACGTTTGCGAACTACTAGAATAGCGCGCCCAAGTCCATTTAGTACCCGAATAGGTCGTATCTAAAACTGTTGCAATGTGAGTATTTGTAGCGCCTATTGTAGTAAAACAAACAAGCATGTCACCGGCATTCGGCGAACCCAAGTTAACCGTTGGGTTCAGCGAACCGGTGTTATCAAGCGTGTTAGTCCGCGTTGCTACAACAGGCGAAGCCATTACGCCGCTACCTTAACCCCGAATTCAGCGGCGTTTAGATTCGTTCGCGTCCACGCAACGCCGGTAGCCGGATCGGTTTCTCGAATTTGAGTCACAGCGGTATACGACGACGGCAAAGCCATTTCCGAACTATCATAATCAGCTCCGCCGGATCGCGTTACTAAATTTATAGCTCGGTAACCGGCGTCGTCTTTCTTGACAACCGCTTTAATCTTAACGCCGTATATCGTCGTCGGCGTATGCGCCAAGTCTGAATAGGCGTAAGTATCTTTGTGGCCTACTGTCGAAGACGAAACGACATCGGTATCTCCGTTCGGCGCCGATTCATCGACACAAGTATAATTGCCACCGCTAGTGGGCGAAAATTGCGCTGAATTGCCAGCACCGTTTACTGTCAGCACGTCTGCACGCAAATCTCCCAGGAAATCGTTATATGGCGCGGAACCTTGGCCGTCGCAAATCCACAGATCATCATAGTCGGTATTAGCGCTAGAGACTGCGCCTTGAATCAAGATACCGTTAACTGTTGCATTCGTCGTGCTGTTCTTCGTATCCAAACTGCCGACTTGAGGAATCCAGCCGGTATTCGTACCGTTAACACGCAGTTCCACCGTTCCGACCGTATCACTTATAAAAATCTTCGCTTGAATGTGATACGTCGTATTCGCTGAAATTGCATTAGTGCTGCTAGCTAGCGTTGTAGTTCCGCCGCGAGTAAAGAACAATTGACCAGCAGCGTTTAACCGAAGATCAACTTGAACGCTACCGCCGTCATAAAATACAATAAATTCTCTTGACGACGTCGACGGCAAAGCGGCTACACGTAGACTAAATCCTATGATCCACGTTGATTGATGGTCAAAGGACTTTAAAACGTTGCCGGAACTAGTAGTAAAGCGTAAGGACGCTGTTGACCTTCTGCCATTCCCGGCACTAATGGCCATACCGCTAGAATTGACGTTGTTGTAATTCTGCGATAAATCAGCAGTAACGTAAGTGTCAAAGCTATCGTAGTGACGAAGGCTCATAGCGTCCCCACAATTAGCCGTGAGTAATTTGCGCGCTGACAACTCGAACGTTTTGACCGGCGTTGATGGCGGTAGCATCCAAAATCACGTCTGCCGATGCTGTACCTACCGTCAAGCCTTCACCGACCATGTCCCCGGAGTTATCGACAATGCGCGCGATTGCTGCTGTACCGCTCGCGACAGCTGCCGCTTCAGATGGCGCATCAATCAGCGCAAGAACGCCGCCAGCCGGTACCTGCGAGTCTTCCAGCGGAATCGAGACAAGCAAAGCGGCATAGCCGGCGCTGTATATGCGCAGTTCGCCAACGCCGGCATCGGCTTGAATCGCGTCCTGTACGACCTGAAGCCGGGCGTTCTTGACGGCCGTGCTGTAGTTAATCGCCATGATTCACCTTTGAAGTTGCAAAGCCGTCAATAGAACAACGCCGGCTTTAACCGGCGTTGTAGTGCTGTCGAAGTTATTTGCCGCTACTCCAACTGTTCGCGGCAGCTTCGTTGTCTTCTCGTTGCTTCTTGATCGCGTCCAGCACGCCGGTTCGCTTCTTGCCTTCCTTCTCTTTCGCCTCCAACTGCGCAAGCTGGTCGCCGTTCAGCTTCGACAGCTGACCTTTGATTTCATCGGGCTTACCCGACAAAACCTTGTCGGCGTCGAACTGTTTGCTCAACGTCTCCGACATGGTGTGACGATGCGGTTCGCCGCCGGGACCGCTCTGAACGGGTTCCTGTTCTTTCGGTACGACCGTTTCGCGCTCCTTCGCTTCGTTCTTCTTCTGTTCGGCTCGTTGCGCTTTGCGCTCTTCCAGTGGCTTCATAGTAAAACCCTCAAAAAGTAAACGTTGTGAAATGCTGAAGACGGAGAACAGCTTTACGCGCTGTTCATCATGCCGGCGTTCTTCAGCTTGGTCAGGAGAGCGTTGAAATCCGTCACCAGTGCAGCAACGTCAGCCGCTGTAGAAGCGGCTTGAACCGGCATCTTCTTGACCGGTCCTGCCTTTGTCGTAGACGTGCTGCTAGATGCCGCCGCCATCGCTCGCGGGAAACCTTTCTTCGCCATAACGGGAACCCTCTAACGTTTGGGTTAAAACCGAGGGTCGAATCTTCTAACGACCCTCGGCCAGCTACGCGCAGTGTTCGGGCGAACCTGCGTTACGCTTTCGACAGAAGGAACGCCATGGGGACTTGCTTGCGCGCGACGACACGTTGCCAGTGCGCGGCGTTCGCCAGATCGGCATTGGTTGGCGAGAATTCAACGAGGTCGTTGTCGGTACCGGTCGGATCTTCGACCCAGCGATAGCCGAATGGATGCAGAATGAGCGTACGACGTTCGCCGATGGTTTCCATACCGCCGCCGTTACCGGCTTGTTCCACACGTTCGACCCATGTGGGTTTACGCGGCGAGCCTTCGCCCATGCCGAACATGTGGCCTTCTTCGCCGCCAAAGCCAAAAGCGCCACCGCCAAACAATATCGTCAGGTAGATACTGTTAACGCCAGTGCCGCTCATGACCGGCATCGAATCATCCACTACAACCCGAAGGTTCCGGTAATACTTGATACGATTGCCCTTACTGTCCGGAATCACATCGATCAGGTCGTTTTTCTCCAAACGCTTGACCACGTTGGAATGCATTGCCGCCGCTGAGAAACGCCCGGTTGCATCTCCCATCGTATACTCAGCATCGATCACAGATTCCGCTGTGATGATACCGTCACCGGTCGCGCTGATATCAACGACCATGTCGCTGCTGTCGTTCGCGACGTTGGAAGCGTAGATACCTTTCGCTGTGGAAATCAGTCGGCGTTGATCGCGGCGTGCCCAATAGACGTTAAAGCGCGCTCGGATGCGCTTCATGGGATCGGAGCCGGCAAGTTCCGTGACAAGGTCCATGTCACTGTAAGACTGATTGACGTAGCACTTGCGGTACGTCATGGTCGTGCTGCCGAGCTTGTTCGGCACGGCGAAGTCTTCGGGATCGTCGTTCGACTGGTTCTCTTCGATGGTCGGATCGAGGTCCAGCCAGAAGGGAATCGTTCCCGTCTTGCCGCCGGCCCGTGCGATTTGGTCGAACAGCTCGGTTCGACGAACGATGCCGGAATCGAACAACGCCGTCAGTTCGGGGTTATCGATACCCCGACCGTATGTCTCGTACACTTCGGGAACGACGGCGTCGGAAAGGCGTACTGTTGACATTGTTAGTTAGCTCCGGATGGTGGAAAAAGCCTGTTAAATTCAGCTCGGTCTTCGCGAAAGAGCGCTATCCGCTCAGCTTCGCTGTATTCCGAGGGCTTTTTAGCTCCACGGGAGCCGCCACCCTGCCCCGGTCCACCGGACCCGGACGCCTTTGACCCGATGATGATATCTGCAAAATCCTCGTTGTCAACGAACTGTTTTTTGAGTTCGTCCAAGGTTGCAGCCGAAGGCTTACCGTCCGAACCCAGTACGCGCGTAGACGGCGTATCGCCTTCAAGGTTCGCTTCTAACCGCGCCTTGATATGTGGCAAAAGAACCTTCGGCTTCTTTGAAATCTCCGACGCTATCGCCTGAGCGACGTTATCGACCAGCAACGTAGATAGTTGCTTTTTTAATCCTGCTATCGTAGCGTCTTTTGTCTCTTCAATCTTCTTTATCTTTTCCTTATAGCTAGCTTCAAGAGCATCGATATTCCCTTTCTTCTTGTTGCCTTGTTCTTCCAGTTCGGCAAGCTTCGCTTCAGCCGCTTCCTTCTCCTGACGCAACGTCTCGCGCTCTTGTTTCAGACGTTCGTTAGCGCGACGGAGTTCTGGTCTTAAATCGTCGTCGTCATCCGCTTCAAGCTTGAGCTGGTATGTATCGTCATCCAGCTTCTTATAAGCCTTCTGCAACTCTTCGTTCAGCTTGTCGAAATCGGCCTTCTTGATTTTGAACTTCATATGACACCGTCATAGTTAAGGCATCCACGGGACGCCGGTTAGTAATGCTACCCGTTCAATATGAGCGGAATAGACGCTTGAAACTGTGCAGGAGACAAAGGAGCGGGATTAGCGAACTTCATTACTTCGTTCGCCTTTATGCGACCCGTACGCAATAGCTTCGCTCCAGCTTCGCCCATAGCAACAACTTGTATTTGTGAGGACTGACGCTGAAGGAACGCGTAGAACGTTTCGCTAGTGGTGTCTTGGCCGTTCTGATACGGAACGGTAATACTTCTGCAACCGATATGCGCCGGCGGTAACGGACCCTTGCCGTAAAAATATATCTTGTTGTTTCGGCCGTAGCATATGTCCGTTGTACTGGAGTCAATAACGCTGACCCAACGATAGCGACCAAACAACCCAGACGCTACCGTTTGCGACACTATAGCCGCTATATGCTGCATAACCGTGTTGCTAACGGCCGCTGACTGGTTGTCAATCTTGGTCAACGTTTGTTTCAGTTCTTCGCGTACCTTCGGCGTACTGGTTGCGTTAGCATAAGCTTTAGTCAATAAATTCGCGGTGCTCAACTGCGCCGACGCAGCGAACGCCCTGTAGAAGTCTTTGACGTAGGCTCCGTTAGCCGCGACAGGTTCGTTTATAACGTTGTTCCAAGTTCGCGACGGATTAGTCAACGCCGCGAATCCAAACAACCAAGCCGCGCTTTCGTCTTCAGGTTGCTGACCCAGCGCGCGAAGGTAGCTGTTCAATGCTTCTTCGCCTTGGGTTATATCGAAGGTTAGGTTAGATCGAAGCGCGGCGTAAACGGTCTTGTTGACGACTAGCGCGGCGTTCGTAAACGCCTCCAGCTGTTTTAACACGTCTTCCATATAGACGCTATACAGCCGCGACTGTGACAGCTTCAACGCCATGACAAGCGCGCGTAGCCGCGTTCTGGTGAGGCCGTCCAGGGTTTCGAAGTTAAGCCGTCCTAACAGCTTATCGAATTCATTCCTAACGCCAATCAAAACTCTGTCGAACTGCCTAGCCTGATAAGCTTTGACAGCTTCAACGAATATCTGCAGCCTAACGGTAACGTCGTATAGGCGCGTAGCTTCTATTATTGGCATTTGCCCACACTAAGCCGCAGCTGGTGGCGGCGAATTGTCCGTAACGGCTTTTGTTTCCATGCCAAGCTGTTTGGCCGCTTTTTCGATTTCAGCTGTCTTGTCCTTTTCAATTTCAGCTTTGGCCTTCTCGTCATCCATTGACGCTATACCGGCCTTGCGCATAACGGAGCGCATTTCAGTCCAGCTAAGAGCGCCGTCAAGCCAGTTCTTAACGACCGCTTCGCGATCCTCGGCCGAAAGCTTGGCTAGCTCGAAATCGGTATTCAATTTGAACTCTATCCCTGCCTCCGCCGTGTTGTGAAAAACCGCGCACCATTCCAAAGCCCATTTGATCGCGCTGGAGACGTTCTTAGCGACGGCGCCAAGAACTGACTGTTCGGTAGCCTTGTCGCCCTTCGCTTCGGTCGCGGTACGCTGTACGTCGCGATTCTCTACGATTTTGGCGCCGAGAGCGACCATTTGTTTTTCCTTGTGCTCCATCGCTTCCTTGGCCATTGCAGTCTCTTCGACCTGCAATATCTTCGCGTCAGCGTCCTTCGGCAACGGCAAGCCTGCGCGCGAACCGAACGGTATGACCTTGTTTAAAACACCTTCGTACCATTCCTTCGTTAAGCCGGTAACGCATAACGTCGGCTGACCAACGACAAAAACCGTTTCTTCGAAGTCTGCACTGTTTCGATAATGCGCTATGTTGATATCCGCCATATCGTACAGCGGCGGCGGATCAATTGATGGTTCGTTGTCACGCGAACCAAAGAACGTAAACGGGATATCGGTAAGCGGATTGCCTCTGCCGTCTTTTGGATAGTAAGGAGCACCGTAAGGTTCGTAGCCGCCGGAAATGTTCTCCACGTCCTTCGGCCTCCACAATTGAACGTAGTAAACGTCTCCAGGCCCTAGCCTAAGTTCGCGATACTGAATACCGGTCTTGGTTTGAAAGCCGTCGTCTTCAATTGTGTATTCTTCCTTTAACACAGTAAGAGACAAGACAAGCTTTGAATTGCGTTTCTTAACGCGCCAGTTAATAACGCTCTTCGCGTCATACATAGAGATAGTCGCGCGAACGTTGCCGGCCTTCTGTTCGGCTTTCGACGTTGGACCGTCCGACGGAGGATAGTCAACAAACAAACCTCCGCGACCATAGCCCAGCGCGTACCAGCAACCTTGACGGGCGAGCTGTTCAAGGCTGATACCACCGCCGCTGCTATCGGTCACAACGTCTTCCAGGCTAGCCGGAACTTTTACTTCAGGGTCCCGGCTAAAGATTTCGCCAATCAAACCTAACGCCGTGCGCTGGGTAACGTTGTAGAAGACAGCCCGCGTTATATAAGCTTCGTAGCGCGCGTCTCGTGCTGTTGTGTCTGGGTTCGTAGCATCCGGAATCGGTAAATACTTCTCCTTCCTTTTCTTTACCGCTTTGCCACCGGCTAGACAATCTTCGATTAAGTCGTATTCTTCGAAGCGTTCGTACAAATCCTTTCGAATTGAAGTCACAGAATCCGTTCTGCTGCTATCCGGGCTACTTGTTTCGAATGCCATGATTGGAACCTTCAGTTAGCAAACCTGACAGTAATTTGACCTTGAGCGCTGCTATTGCCTGCAAGACAGCGGTACTTAATCATGTCGTACAGATGGTTTTCGTAGTCCGGGTCCGCTTCGTCGGGCTTTTCTTCGTCGCGGGGAATCGGGGGAACCAGTTCCAGCGTAGCCGGGCAATCCCGCGTAACATACAACGCTTTGCCTTCTCCTGTCACTGCGGACTCTAACCGGTCGCGTATGACCTGCAAGCCGACTGCGTTGGAGCCTGGAGATTTATCCGAGTTCGTCCAGAAGATGCCAACATTCTGCATTTTGAGTTCAATGGTGTCATTGCTCTCGTCAACAACATTTCTAATTTGATTGTCGGCCGGCCCGCCGTGCGGCTGTGACTTCATATAGCCGCGCTTCATCCATTCTATTTCGCGCTCCTTAATGCCTTCAGCGACCTTCGTTGACGACATTTTCAAACCTTTATTCTTACCAATCTGCAAACGTCCTTTTTCGTCTTTGGTACAGCCATACCATTCACGAAACATCACTAACGTTCCAGCTGGAGGGCAAAATATCGAACCGTCCGGTAACGTTGCTTCTTCACCATTCGATTCAGCGAACCAGCCAACGGCAAACGGCGTTGTAGAACCCCAGTCGAAAGCGCGATCTAAGCGCCAGTTCTTCGGCGGCACAAATCCAGATGGCAATATATGCTTGTCGTCGTTCCACAAATCATCTAACGCTCCGCCGGTCGTCACACTCCAATCGCCCAACAGCCAAGCCCGACGCAAGTTCGGGTCACTAATCTTCATCAGCTCCGCTACATACAACGGCGATATGAATTTATTTTCTCGCCAGCTACTGAATATGTGAACGTGCGTTATGGTTATTGTTTCGTCTTGTTGCGTCTGAGGATTAAAGACTTCAAACGAAGTACGAACAACCTGACCCGGCTCCGCTACATCAATCATGTCGCGCTTGACCCAAGCACGACCACGGCCACTAGGATTCGTTGTATTGAATACCTCTAACGGTATAGGCGGAAGCGGCTGACGATTAGCTGTCTTATACAAACGCCAAATGCGGTCAATACCTTCAATCGCTCCAGGCGTGCCCGGCGCTACCTTGTCATGTGGCGTATGCAGTTCAGGAGCAAACGAGGAACGATTAGTTGATAACAGCTTGTAATACAGGTCGCCTGTACCGTGCTTCGTTAACTCGTTAAAGCCGATGAACGGGTACTCATGGCCATGAAACGCGTCATAGTCGGTTATCTTCTTGGCATGCCGGAATAACAGTTCCTCGCCTGTCGGCCAGACCCATTTATATTCCTGCGCCGATTCTTTGAACTCGGCACCATCGCCAAACAGTTTGAAGAATCGCTTCGACTGCGTAACGATATCGGACAGATTCTTAAATTCACGGTCAAAGATAACGCCGCGCCAATACGCGCCATAGCCAAGTCCGACGCGAGCACGAAAGCGCATTAACTGTATAGCCGTCTTACCGCCGCCGCGAGTACCGTGGTAAAGAATTGATTGACAAGGACAGGATAACGCTAGGTCTTGACTAGTTCCGGGTATCGGTTCCCACACTACATTAACAGCTGCCGCTTCTTCCGGAGTCGGCTGAGGCTGAAGCGCGTCTTGGATTGCTTCTTTAAGAACGGCTGACATCTTTAATTACTTCGGCCTTCAATTCCTTTTGCTGAGCTATGGCCCGCTTTTCCCATTGATCGACGCCGCCAAAGTCTCTAACGACCATGACGTTACTCTGAATGATGTTTGTTTGAGTATTGGTTTGAACAACAACGTCAGGCCGTTTAATGTGTCCTCTTAACTTGCCGTATAGCTCTAACGCTCTTAAACGTTGCTCAACGTCGACAGTTTCGTTCCTGGCAATGTTCCAGGCCAGTTTAGACGCGTCGGCCTCGGTAGGAAGAAACGAAAGTTCGCCTTCAGAGTCAACTAGCGATTTGCGAATAGCAATAACGTCAGGGTCATTCGGCCAATGATTCGCAACCCAGAGAGCGCGCGGAGTGTTATCGGGATAAACAATCAGACCGACTTTAAAGGGGTCGTCTTCCTTCAAGAGTAGTTCCGCGAACCGCTCCTTCTTCGCCATCTCTTCGTCCGGTGTTTCGTCCACTACCGGGCCTTGTCTTGACGACGGGGGCGCGGCTAGGTCCACCGGTACAAAGGGCTGCAACAATTTCATTGTGACTCAATATACGTTTAGCTGTTTCGTCCGTTAGAACGTCATCCTTACTTACGTATATGGGCTTGCTCCATTCACAGCCGCTGTCAATTATCACGGGTCCATCGGTTGCGCAACCGCCGATGAACGTCGGCAATATCAGAAGAATTGATACTGTCATCAACTTCGTTAGCTTTTTGAAGTGTTTCATTTCGTCTGCGCTCCGCTGCCAGTTGGCCTTTGATGCGTTCAGCGTCGCTTTTCTTACGCGCGTCAATTCGACCTTTGACGTAGGCTCCGCCAACACCAAGCAAAGCGAGTGCTGCAATTAAAATTTCGACGATGCCCATAACGCTATTGCCTCTTGAAAATGCGGTAAAGCTTCTTCAACGTTACCCTTACCTTCCGACGTGTTGTAATGTTTCTTCCAGTAACGCGCTAAAGATAGTGCGTTTAAATCGGAATGTTCACTAAATACAGGTAACGCTTCTTCGACGCGATAATACCTAACTCGTGTCATAGCAACTGCGTAGAACGCGTTGCCAATCAGTTCGGAGGCCGGCGGTACGCTCAAGCCTTCCAGATAACCGGTCAATCTTGTGACTTGAGCGGACAACTGCGGAAACTGAGGCAAGAAGGTACGCCATAAATCATCATGCGTAAACGGCTCCATTTGACCAAAGCCTAGCGCAGGGCCGTTCGGTCGCTGAACTACGTACTTCAACAACGACTCCTTCAAGCATGTACCCAAAGTCAACGCTACCGCGACTTCCGAATGTAGACGAATTCGCTGTAACGTCGGTATCACAACGAACTTCAGAAACTGACGAGGGTCAACACCGTACATAGGTCGCTCCCATAAAAAAGCCGGGAGCGTTGCCACTCCCGGCTGTAGTGCAAAGCTAATCTGGCGGGTTAGCTCTGCGCCCCTTCGACCGCAGGAGGGGTACTGGTTCCGGTGCCAGCTTCGGGCGCCGGAGATACGTCAGCAATCAGTTCATCGACGCCGTTCAACCGCGTCTGAAGCTGGCTGAAGGCTTCGACGACTTCGGGCGACGCTTCGCCGTCTTCGGCTTCATACGCTTCGCGCAGGGCTTCGAAGTCGTCCTTCAGGCCCTGAACTTCGGTATGCACCTTGCCCAGCTGCGCGTTGGCCTGCTGCAGCCCAGTTGCGATTTCGGATTGTTTCGGCATGATATTGAACCTCAGTAGGTAAACGACGTAGAGAGTACTGGCAAGCGTTAAAATGTCGATAAGGTCGCCCATGATATAGCCCGCCAGTTAATAAGCCCGCCGAAGCTACCCGACGTTGTACCGTTACGTCAACTGATTGTCTTGAATTGCGTCACACTCGGCACGCTTTCGTTGCCGCCGCCGTACGTCTTCACGGCGAAATGCCAAGTTCCCGGCGTTAAGTTCTCGACGATATACGTTCTTGCAACCGGGTTCGGTATGTCAATAGTCCTGTCGAATATCGGGTTATTCGCCGCGTCTCGACTGTTACCGTAAACGATACGAAAGCCTTCTGCATCTGGGATAAGTCGCTCAACAGGCACGCCGTCTTGATCGCCAGGATCGCTATAGGTCCAATTCAAAACCGCTATAAACGCTACGCTGGCTTGCGTCGTTACGTTAACAATCGAAGACCAGCTACCGAGATTGCCCGCTGTCGCGCTACACGCTGTATCCCGTGACGCTCTAATTCGGAAACGGTATGTCGTTCCAGGGGTGAGCGATCCGACAGCACGGTTAACACCGACGTAACAGCTAAGCCGCGTAAAATTCGTACAGGTTGCACTCTGGCACCGTTCGATATCATACGCAGCCGCGCCGCTAACTGCTGACCACCCTAACGAAATTTGTGTTGAAGGGTTCGTTGAACTCAGAACGCCGGTAAAGTTCACCGGAGCCGGTAACGTTGTGGGCGTTGCCGTGTAGTCGACAATGCCTAACAGCTGCGGCGAAGTACAGGTGTAAGTGACGTCAACCGTTTCGTTCGCGGCCTTCTGGGCTATCGCATTTCGGCAAGCCAGCTTCGCTGCTGCTTCGTCGCTAGATCGATAGCTCGGAAACTGCGTGGTACCGCCACGCTTGATATACACTTCGTAAACGTAGTTGACATTGACAGCAGCCTGCGCAGCCAAGCCATACGTCAAAAGCGCAATGCCCAGGTAGATAGTTGCAAGGATCGCTAACGGCGGCCGTTCGTCCCTAGCACCGTCCTCGGGCTTGCTGGGAGTCTGCACAATCTTACCTTGCGCCAATAGTTCGTCTTGCAGCTTTTGTTGCTTGATAATTCGAGCAATCAGCGAAAGCGCCATCAACACGACGCCAAATCCTTGCACGTAAGACGGCGGAATGACCTGCTTAAATTCATCCGGTAACGCGAACCAAGCTTGCAAAGCCGCGTCTGGAAATAACGTAGCAAACGTTACTAACGCAGTTCCCAGAGCCGCGAGCTTAACGCTCCAGAACTTCCAGGCATCGCGCCAGTAAGTAACAAGTTGCAATTTCATTGTCATAGCTCCGCGCAATTCGGAAGGTTGTAACGTTCGTTTCGCAATTCTTGATACTCGTCTTGCTTACGTTCTATTTCGTTCCATAGACGTTCACGTTCCTGTTCTTCTGCGTTTGACAGCTTGCAACGCTTCGCCTGCATAAACCGCATTTCGCTCGCTACACTGTTCGATAACGAGCGCGTCAAACGTTTAGCGTTTAACTCCTGATTAGTCGTAACTTGCGCCAGTATCGTTTTAAGTTGTTGAACTTCAGCTTCGACCGGCGCTAACGCCTCTTGAATCTGCGGCTTGACATTCTGCGCCCGAGCTAAGCCTAACGGAGATAAGGCCCAGCCTGTAAACACGATCAGGGCCAGCATCACCATGGACAGCTTGTAGTGGTACGCCGCGACTTTAGCCCTGTATTTCCGCTGTTCTTCTTCGTCTTCCGTCTGCGGCAGCGGCGGTGGCCTCAGGAATAGCAAACGATTTGGCATGTCGTCATGTCCCCGGCCGTGGAGCGTTCCGCGCGGAGATTAAAACACAACGACCCAGAAAGCAAAAAGGCCGGCTAGCTTGAGGTCTAGCCGGCCTTCCCATTGGCAGGAACTTCAACCGGGAGGGGGTCCTAGTTCCAGCCGCTGTGCTGGCTTACGCCGCCTTCGGAGCCACACGCCAGATGCGCGAACCCTTCACCTCGATTTCGTTACCGCTGGCGTCCTTGCGCTTCTCCGTAACGGCACGAACGATGAACTGACGCGTCTGACGGCGCAACGGAACGTCCTTCTGCTTCTTGTCCTTCGTCATGACGGTGTTGCCCTTGTCGTCCTTGACGATTTCCGAGTAACGCGCGTTCGCGCTGGAGACGGTGGAAGCGAGGTTCTTCGACGGCTTCGCGACGAAGAAAGACTGGCCAACGTTGAGCTTCTCGAACGGGTACGAAGACCCGGTACGACCGCCGCGCCCGCTCGGTTCCGGAATTTCGATGTTGTCCTCGATGACAAACTCACCTTCGTCTTCGCCTTCTTCGCCGCCTTCTTCACCTTCGGCTTCAGCACTGGCTTCGGGAGCCTGCACGCCTGGAGAACCCCAGGCGGGCGCGCCACCGGCCGGCATACCGCTGTCCGACGCTTCGGCCTGCGCACGTTCGATGCCCTTCGGAGTGGCTCTCGCTGCAATCTGACCCGTCGGCGTGTTGGGAACCTTCGGGTTGACTTCGATCAAGCCCTCGGCCACCAGCGCGTTCGCTTCATCGATGGGAGCGAACAGAAAGCCCGCTTCGCCCTGCGTCGCCGCCACGATTGCCGCCAGACCGACCGCCGCCACCGCTGCCGGAGCTACTTTGTTTGCTGTCTTCTTACCTGCCATGTTCGTAATACCTATGTTGTGTTGGAGGGAAACTAACGGTTGCAAATCTACGCTTCGTCAATTCAACCGTCAACCGTCTTTCAAAACAAAAACGTCTACCGGGTTATTGCGCCGCCATATTTCGTTACCTCGAACTTCGTAGGACGCGCCGTAGCGCTTTGACAGGTCTGCCGCTATGTCAGCTAGGGTTCTGCCCACAATCAGCCCGTAGGCGGCTCTAATGCGCGCTCGCGTGACTTCGCAACGGAGACAGTACATACTGTGAGTGTACCTGCTAGCGGTACGATTAACCTTCCGGAATCCGACTCCGGTCCGTCGTCTGAACGGAAAGCGGCAGCACTAGCGTCAACACAAGCCCGGACCTTCACTTACCGCCGGGCTTGTCCTTCAAACCGTCCATATGATCGCTGACGGCTTGAACCAGGGCTTTGCGCGATTCGAGCCGATCAGCCAAGTTGCGCAACTTTGCAACCGTTACACTTACCGACTCGCCTACGTCAAAGCTAGCGCCGGCTCCACCCTCTTGTTCGACACCTTCGAACTGCAAGAACAAGTTGACGCAAATTATGCGACCAAAGCCCGCTGGATCGCTATAGACCTTGTCCATTACCGCGTCTTTGAACTTCGTCAATGACGGCAAGGGTGGGCGCGGCTTCGTCTGTTTTGAGTTCATGGTTAAACAACTCCAGTTGATCCGGTAACCAGACGTTACTTTTAGCCGCGTTTTGCTTACGGGTCAATATCTGCATGTTCCAGGGAACGTTAAGCCCGCAGACGCGTGGATGGTTAAGCGGTACGATATGGTCAATAACGTGTTCAACGCCGGTTAACTCCGTAGCAACGTTACGTATCGCTACGAGCTTCTTAATTTCGCCACGATCAAGCCAGTCTGGCGTTGCTTTGTAGATCGCGATCAAATACGCCTTGCGCGGATGCTTGTGTAACCAGGACGGCAAGTCTCCAGCCAAGACTAACGCACGCATCTTTCGGCTAGGGATTCTTACGGGCATTAGAACGGAACGCTCGCGTCTGAATTTAAATAAGCCGTCTGCCGCTCGAATTCGGCTATAGACTCTTCATACAACCGTTTCCGAAGAGCCTCGCAATAGCCGCGTCTATGGGGTTGCCATTTAACGTCGGTACAAGTGCAGTTATAGCGTCGGCTTTCTTTATTCGACGTTCGATAGGCGTCTAACGTCATTAGAGAGCGGCAATAGCGACAACGCGGCGCTTCTTTGAATTTGGTTCGACGCCTGGGAATGTATTTTCCTCGTCTACACTTCCGTTTGTAGCAGCGCCAATGAAACATTAGTTCGCGTCTTTTTGCGGGTCCAGTATACGAACGTCACCTTCAAGGCGCCGCGTCTGCGCTTCGCCGTGTTCGTCAACAAGGATATTGCCACGAGGGTCCCTAGCATACTGAACGATATAACCAGCTTCTTCGTCAGCTATAACACAATCCATAACGCGCTCGTTGTTGAGATAGATCCAACAACGCGCCATTAGCGAACGCGTCTTAAAATCCATAGCTGCGTATTCGTGCGCGTTCAGTCTCATGACAAGTATTCCTTGATAATACTTGCCGCTTGACGCCAGCCGAACGCGACATACCATTTATAACCTTGCTGTTCGACAAATTTTCCAAAGTTAGTTTGATCGTTGCTAACGTCACTCATATGACCGTCAAGACGCTTCAATTCGATATACAGGCCACAAAAGCGAACAGGGTTATTCAATTGATCGTTACGCCCCCGTTTGACGACAGGCAAGAAGATATCAGCAACGCCCGCTTTGACGCCTTCGGCCTTCAGCTGAGCCGCTGCTATCTTGTTACTACGCGCTCCGGCATTTGGTATTGCGTGAAGCCATCGCAATTCCGGCACGTATAGCCTTTCGTGATGCGGCGTATAGACGTCATACGCGTCCATTTCATCCGCAGCGGCGAAGCCGAACTGCATTGCTTTGTTAGCCCAGCAGAACAGCGCGCATTGTTCGGCATGCTCGCTTCCTGACTTCGCCAATTGTTCGGGGTTCATTAAAGAGCGCTCCAGTTCGATTTCATCGTCGGTTAATGGACCGTAAAAGGCGCCTTGAAATCTACTCATTTCCTCAACGCTTCTGGTTTGTTACGCATGAGGAACGCGATTGCTTCGACTTCTTCGACGCTGAAATTGCCGTCAAGGCAAATAAACGGCGTCTTGTCTTCTTCTCCGTCGCGCCATCGACCCTCAGAACTGTAACGAACGTATTCACGTTCGAAACACTTGGAGAAGATCCAAGTTGCTTGACCTTGATTCATAGCTGACCACCGGGCAACGGCTTCAAGTTATTAACGTCAACGTAGAGTTCAACACCATTTGACAGTTTTATCCATTGGCGCAAGCTAGTGCTAGGCTGAACCTTGAACTGGTCGGTATCAATCTTGACGATTTCGTGATCGTTGTAAATGACCCGCTGACCAATGTAGTAGCCGTTTATCATGGTATTAGCTTCTCCGGCGCTTTGTCCATCAGTAACGCCATAGCGCGCAGCTGTTCGGCGCTAAAGTCGCCGTCAAGCGTCATATAAGGCCAAGCATTACCCATGCCAGGATTAGGCGAATAGGTAATGTAACCGCCTTGCATGCTATCGTAGATCGTCGCAGCTTCTTCAATCGACGTTGCCGCTCTAGCCGCTAACGCTTCGTCGCAAGCGGCAACAATCACTTCAGCGCCAGAAAGCGAACCTACGCGCGCTTGTGCCCAGACTCGCGTATTGCGCAAGCGTTCGTCAGTAACTTCAGCCATCTGCCTTACTCCCGTTAACCTTACCGCTACGCTCCAGCAAAAGACGCCGGTCAGCTTCTTCAATGCCATTGACAGCAGCGCTGCCGGCAGTATGAGCCGATTTAATCATGGCGTCTAACTGCCGTCTAGCCGTATTCAAGACGGCACGTACCGTGCTTTCGTCTTCGGGTCGCTTGGCCTTGCAATTCTGCTGCAAAAAGGTGACGGTATTTAACAGCTGATGTACAGCTAGCTGAGTACTAACGACATTCCGATACAGCATCGGAGCCGCCGGTATAAGCCGGTGAAGGCATTCGTTCGTCTGCCGCAGGTACATGATCGGTATACCCTGGAACTCTTCGCCGCTGGCCTTGAAATGCTCCGTATCGAACAAGACAACGGTGTTGTTGTCTTCCATGACACATAAACCGGCCTTCATTAGCTGTTCATGCGTCAGAAACTTCGGCTTCAGCGCATCGCCTGTCGGATTGCTCATAACGCTAGTTCCCTTTTCGGTCTTTCAGCATTTTGATTAATTCACGCAAACGCTTCGCGCTAACGCCAGTTTGCAGTGTATCGGCCTTAAACCACCCGGCATGCGGGGTAGGTTTTCGAACCGGACGCCGCAAGTAAACAGCTTCGTAGGCATCAGCATATTCGCGAAACAGATCCGGCTTTTGCTTCTTCGACTTGGCCACCGGCGGTCGAACGTTGGAGTCTATCTGCATTTCGTCTGCCATGTCGTCTTTCATCGTTTGTTCTCATTAGTTCATTAAACGCGACTTGCTGGCATTCCGAATACCCACAAGTAAGCCAACCTTTCGGCCTGGGACGCTCGCAGTAGCGACACTTCACGGGTTACGACGTTTCCTGTAGGAATTCAGCAAGGTGACGTTGCGCGATGCTGGTTTCAACGCTTCACGCAAACGCTGACCAGCCAGCGTAACGCCGGGCGACGTAATGCGTACCGTTTGAATCTCGAACAGTCGCGCGGTTTCTTCTTCGCTCAGCTGCGCCCTAACTTCAGGATGCAACAACTTCGCTTGCGCCTTCTCCAGTTGCTTCAAGAACTTCGACTTCGGAGCGCGCTTAATGGTGCTGCGATTCGTGAGAAGCGTTCCTTCAGTACGTTTGCCGGGAGGTATGGAAATAGGCGGTAAGCCGTTGGGAATATCGTACTTCATGTCGCTACCTCAAAATTGGTTGTCGTCGTCCACAGCTTGCTCTATTTCATTCCGAGAGTCAACGCACTTCTGTAATCCGGCATGTGCTGCTTCGCCAAACGTCTTATTCTCTTCGTAACGGGCTAGCTTTTCCTCAAGCTCTACTATTTTATCTTCTGATATAATCGCCGATTCCTTTTCAATCTCCGCAGTTCGCTTCCAGTTCGCAACGTCCTTCTCTAGCTCCGCTATACGTCGCTCTTGTTGACGCGCAAAGTCTATGTGCACAACGCCAATCTTAGCGATTATTCGACCCTTGCCGTCAAAACCGCCTAACTCAGCCGCGTCTGACTTCGGCGTATCGCTCATTGGTGACGCTCCGGATTCATTTCACGCCAAACATGACGACAGCTATAGCAGTGCCAGCCGTGAACACGCTTGGCCATTAACGACCAATGGCGAGTCTTAGCTCGCAGACGCATCCAGCATGCAAACGCGAAGCCGTAACCGGTTCGTTGATTCATTGCTCACGCTCCGGGAGGTACGATGGCGCAGACGTTATCACGGGATTGCAGCGTCGAACGACGCTAGAAACGAGCATGCCCAGACCTACGATCAGAACGTAGACCACGATGCCAACAACGGCACGACGGCGCCTATATGAAGCCGTATGAGAAAACATTGGACCCCGCTAGGGATCGCGAGCGACGGTCAACCGCAGGGTTCGCCCGATGGTTTGTAGAGGCCACGGCGACCGCCGCCAGCGATGCCAGACCGAAAGACAGGATTCTGCCTGTTTGGAAGAACCGGCGCAAGGGGTCAGTTAAGAGCCGCTACCCAGCTGTAGCGGCTACGCTGCTAGGAGACGATTAACGATCAAACGCCAAGCGCAACCGTCTCGCCGTCGCCTTCGCTTTCTGCGCCAGGATCATAAACGGCAATTGCCAGTAACGCGACAACATAGACAGCCAGCTCGAACATTTCGGCTTACTCCGTGCGCCGGCATTGGCGCATTCTAGAGTTTGCACATCAATCAACTGTTCGACCAGCTCCGTAATCGCTTCATTTGCCGTCAGGCCAAGCCCTAGCGGACTCCCCAGGTCATAATTCGACGTGAACGCAGACCAAGCCAAATGCGCCGGCGCATAAGGATCATATTGAGTTTCTATGATGACTTCTTCGCCGTTCAGGTAGATAACTACCGGTGAACCGTGACTTTGTTTCATAACCGCCGACATTGTCGCCTCCCGTTGCAAGATAACGCGATACTAAGCGCTTAACGACAAACGCGTCAAGTGACCGGCATCACATTCTTCGGATTCTTCGGACACCGTCCCCAGTGACGCGAAATGCCCATGCACGTGTAAAACCGGTGACAGTGACAGCATTCGGTATAACCCCAGCGACCATAGCGCGTCACTGGGTTACGAACCGTTGTACCATATCTTTTGCGGTCATGCAACATAGCGTATTACCATTTCAACCTTCGTTGTTTCCCTGAACGAACTTGACAGCTTCTTGCAGCTTTCGCTGATCGTATTGGAATCGGCTGACGCGGTCGTCCCAAACGTCAAAATCAAGTTCTTCTTGAACGTTATCTTCAATCAGCTGCGCTATTACCTTCGGCTCTAACGCGTCCAGTTCCCATGACTCCATCCCGTAAGCGTCGATATAGCCGTTAGCCCGGCTATCAGTGAGCTTTGTCGGGTTCGGTGGTGGGTTGTACTCTTCAACCTGATCCATGTTTAACGCCAAACGCTTAACTTCAACACGACGACCCGCAAACATACTAAGCCGTTCTTCGTTGTCTCGCGTCATATCGATGCCAGACGGATCATGGTCGCCGAAGTGAAGTACGATACTGTCCTGGTTTCCGTAGTAGCGTCTCGCCTGAATTCGCTTCCCAGCTGCGTATAGCTCGCTCTGGGACGCGTACCCGCGACAGGCGAAGTAGTTTACATCCCATTTGTTGCAAACCGCCTGTACGACGCCTATGAGCGCGTCCTTTTCGATCCACACTTCAACCCGGCGCTTCTGGCCCTGCCACATATCGATGCGATAACGCTCATGCAGTCGCTCTATAGCGTCAGCCGGGTCATCATACGTCGTATGACCACGCAGGAACCGTGTTCGGTCCTCGATGGCGTCCCAATCGATCAACCCAGCGAGTCGCGCGTCGCTAATGACGTTACCGAGATTGTCGTAGTTGGTTTGCTTGTTGGCCAGCAAACCACGCGCAACGAACTGGTAATAGAGCTGGCGTAGCGTTAGCGTAAAGCCAGCCGCTTGATACTCAGCAATGATTTCGTTCGCCTGGAGAATGACGGCCCTAGACTTGCGGTTAAAGCGCTTTTCTATGAATTGTTCTAACGGCATGACGCTTACCGCTCTTGATAGTCGGCAATCACATATGTCGTGTAATTAAAACGCGCAAACGCTACCGCTCTGCGCTTCGACTTGAACCAACGTTGCTGTTCGATAACTAAACAGCGTACGTTGTCTTCCAGGCGCAAATTGATCGGAATTACACCCCAGCGATACGTCGGCGTCGGATGTAACTTCCATTCCAACGCTACAACCTTCTTCGGCTCTTTGCGCTTACCACGCAGTTCATCAACGCGCTTAATCGAAGCCGTCATTTTCGCAAGCGTATTGTCATAGCCGTGAACGCGAAGCGTAGTCGGCTTGCCGTACAGCTGGTCGAACGCTTCTTCACGCATGACTTCAACACGCTGCAAAAGCGCTGTTTGCTGTGTCTTGTCGAACTGCACTTTCAACACGTTGCTGTTCTCGTGCGTCACCAAACCGCGCTGACCCTTGAAACGTCCGCTATTGACGCCTACACGCTTACCTAGCAAGCTTTCGACGTTCTCCCGTGCTGACATGCGGGCTATCGTGTCCGCTCTGTATTGCCGCTGGCAAGTCGCCACGTCACGACACGCCATAGGCGTTGTACAAGCTTGGCAAGTTTGAAATTCGCCATTACTCATTGTTGATTACTCCCGGAATAGACGCCAGAACACTCGCAACCTTCGACGTGAATGCTTCGGCAACCTCGCCGACGCTGAGCGCTAGCAAAATGCCAAGAACCACGCCTACCAACGCTTCAGCTTTCGTCACTGCCCACACTCCTACGCGATTCGCGCGACTTCAATACAGCCGTAGTCTTTGTGCTTAATCACAGCAAACTTCTTATTAAGCTCCTTGCCCCATTTATAAGACAAGTTACGCAAAGACATTTCGTTAGCTTCAGCTAACGCTACACTAAACGACTTGCCGACTGCAAGTTCGGAAAAAGGATACTTAACGCGATGATGGGTATTAACGCTTGTTTCGACCATTCGCGGAGCTGACGCTGTCGGCTGTTTGTCAATCAGCTTCTGCGCCTGGGGCGAACAATCGTAAATTGGATATGTCATATTAAAAACAACTCCATTAATTAAATGCCAACGCATCAATAACATATAAAAATTAGAATTTCAACATACTAAAGCCGTTTACAAATACTCGACTCTATAAACTGTCCAAAGCCTTGATTCTCTTCAGTATATATAATATATTCTCTTTATATAAGAGTTCTATTTCTTTGTAATGTTAATGTTGATTGTTTGTATTGTTTGTGTTAACGGGTTCTTAGTTTGATGTACTAAGGTACCCACCCATTTACGAACTATTTCATTTAAATCCTTCCGGATCAACGACTTAGGCCATTTAAATTCCATTTATACTGATTTATCAAGGACTTAGCTCTAAGGCCCTGTGCAGCGTCAACCGATAGCCGTTAGTGTGGGCTGAAGCCACGAATACGTGGAAGTACCGATGACGTTAAAGTTTGACGTAGTTACTATAGCGTCACGTAGTCAAACGGGAGTGAAGATCATGACAAAAGCCGAAATGAACCGTCGCTTGGCGACCATGAGCCCTCAGCAGATCCAGGCCGTCAAGAAGATGATCGGCGAAGGCTTCGGAGCGCTGGGCATCACGCAGAACTACAGCGTCACCATGAAGCAGGTGAATGCAGTGTTCGAACTGGTCCGCCGCGAAGCACAAGCGAAGTAATCACCACAGCGTCGCCAAGGACGGCGACAGGAGTCACGAACATGGCAAAGCGCACTCACACTCACAAGGGCCACTGTCAAGCTTGCGGAAGCCTCCAGGCGGCGAGCATTGGCAGCGTCAGGCTCCTCATAGCCAAGCACGGCTACACGAAGGCGTTCGGCTACTTCAGCGGCACCTGCGCGGGTAGCGATAAGCGCCCGGTGGAACTCGACCAGACGTTTAGCTACAAGTTCGCGGCCGACTGCATCGAGGACGCGAAGGCGTGCGAAGAGACGGTGCGCAAGTTCAACTTGAAGCTCGCATTTCCGATTCAGTGCAAGACCGGCAAGGTGTGGGTAGAGCATCGGAGCGAGTACAAGCCTGTCTATACCCCCTGGAAGGACTGTACGCCGCAGCAGCAGGCCGATGAAGTCACCCGACAGGTTGACTACCAGCTGCGCCGTGCGAAGCATATGCGAGCCCATGCGACGTTTCTGAAGGAACTGGCCTTCCGACTCGCGGGTCAGCCGCTGGTGGAGAACAAGGCGGAGGCGAAATGGCAAGCGTCCCCAGGCGAAGAAGTGCTGTTCTCCGGGCGCAAGGTGACGGTAACGAAGGTTGAGAAAGTCTGGCGCGGTGGCCGTCGCGTTACCTGCGCCTTCTGGATTAATTCTGACGGCAAGGAGTTTCACTACCCAATTCGCAGTTTCTACCGCATCGCCAAGTAACACTCACCGGGGTGCCAAGGACGGCACCGGAGGTATTTAACATGAACGTCATCATTCGATGGAACAAGAAGTTGGTGCGCTGGGAGGTCGTATGGCTGTTTGAAGCCAAGTACGAACAGCCGCCGCAGTTGAGCAGTCACAAGTTCTGGCGTCGTTGGGCAACAGTTGAATACATCGCTAGACCAAACAGCAATCCTGACCTGGGTTTTTAGAGGTAACATTAAATGCCAAAGCCTGTTAGTAACGCGGTTCGGATCTGCGATACCCTGGCGCGACAGTTAGACGAACTGCAACGTTGGGGAGCTGATTTCCAGGCCGAACAGAAGACAAACCACAAAATAGAACTGACGTTTAGCGATGGCTGTAGAGTCGTGGTTACCGTCAGCAACGCAACACCAGTTGAGAGTAAACAGCCATGAAACGACAAGTGAAAATGAGCCTGACAGACGGCATGTACGGCAACGACATTGAAAGTGCCGTTCTTACGGTAGAGTGTGACATGAGCGACCAAGTCTTAGACACAGAAGCTTTGAACGAACGCTTACATTCTCAAATCGGCTTGTGGAACCTGGAGGTCGGTAACCATATCAAAATCGAACTTCTGAACGGCTGACAGTTGACGCTACCTCAGAAGGCGCGTATAACGTCTTCTGAGGTTGCTTAACGTCAGTGTTGCAACGGCCCCAAAAGACGACGCTGGGGAACTATGGGTACTACGTATAAGTACTCATGACGTTAAGCGTTAAAGTGCTTGCAGCGTTAGAGCGTCTGCGTATACTGGCAGCACTTACCAAGCGGAGCGCGTCAAATGTCGAACAAAGTCCCCAGCGTCTACCAGCAAGCGATTTACAAGACCGTCACGGAGACGGCCTACAACCTCATCATTGTGGCCGTGGCTGGTTCCGGCAAGTCGACCACGCTGAAGCACGTCTTCGGCCTCCTGCGCGGTTATAGCGTCATCCTGGCGTTCAACGCGGCCATCGCGAAGGAGCTGAAAGAAGCCGGCCTCAAAGCCATGACGTTTCACTCGCTTTGCATGCGCACGGTGCTCGATTTCAAGGGCCTGAGCAGCCCTGACGACGTTACCGGCAACAAGCTGCAAAAGCTGGTCAAGGGTACGTTCAACGCCGACGATGCCCACAACTACGGCCCCTTTGTCTGCAAGCTGGTGTCGCTGGCCCGTAACGCTGGCGTTGAATGCGAAGGCTTAATGCCGAACGTTCCGAACGCTTGGCAAACGCTGATTGACCGTCACGACCTGGAGTTGCCGAACGACAGCTGCACGAATGCCCGCGCCATCGAACTCGCGCAGTTCTTGCTGAAGGAATCAAACGAGTCCCCGATGATCGATTGGGACGATATCCTTTACCTCCCGATCTTAAAGAACCTGACCCTTCGCCGTTACAACAACGTGCTTGTTGACGAAGCGCAGGACACGAACGCGATTCAGCGCGCGATTCTGCGCAAGATTCTGACGGGCTTTAACGGCAAGATGACGGGCCGACTGATCGCGGTAGGCGACCCGGCGCAAGCTATATACGGCTTTCGCGGCGCCGATAGCGATTCGCTCGAACTGATCGCCAACGAGTTCAAGTGTGTCGAAATGCCGCTGTCTATCTCCTACCGTTGCGCGCCTCGCGTCGTTGAATATGCCCGTCAATGGGTCAGTCACATTGAAGCGAACCCGGCCCGTGAAGATATCGGCGGCGTAGCTGAACTGGGCGAAGACTGGCTGCTGGAAGATTTCGAGCAAAACGACCTTGTTGTATGCCGCACGACTCGCCCGTTAATCACGTTAGCAATGCGTATGCTGAAGGCCCGCATTCCCGTCCGTATCATGGGCCGCGATAGTGTGGGCAAGCAACTGATTGAATTCATCGAATCAATGGAAGCATGGACGATTGACGAACTTGAAACGAAGCTCGCGGCTTACCGTGAACGCGAAGTTAAAAAGGCATTGGAAAAGAACGACGAAGGCAAAGTTGAAGCGATTTGCGACCGTATCGACGCAATCCGCGCATTGATGAGTGGCCTTGGAGAAAACAACCGCACCGTCAAAGCTCTGATTGACGTTCTTAAGGATCTATTTAACGAAGCTAAAGTCGCGACAACGTTAGCTACGATTCACAAGTCAAAGGGTTTGGAGGCGCGTACGGTGTATTGGCTGAATCGCAGTCAGTGTCCTTCGGTGTATGCCCGTCAGCCCTGGCAGCTGAAGCAAGAAGATAACCTTTGCTACGTGGCGGCGACACGCGCTAAAGTGTCGCTTCGCATGATCGAAGAAGGAACCCGAAACTAATGCTACGCGTAGCCGGTAGCTGGTTATACCGCCATAGCATGTCGCTAGCCCTCGCGGCTGGCGCATGCGCGGCGCTAACCGGCTCCTATGCAGCGGCGGAAAGCCCTCGCGTCTTCTTGTACGATTTACTTATGACGATTGGCGGCGGTTGCCTCTACGGCGCCCTATACCTTGTCCTGTCGCGTCCGCTGTACGAAGAGAAGGCAGACCCCGCCAAGCCCGCGAAGCGAGCCTATAACGCGCGTGACGGTCCCAAATAACGAAACCTGTTGACAGCAGCCCGGAACTTCTCCAAGCTTCGCGCATTCGATTGAATAGAGGTAACACCGGTGAACCCGGTCTACGTTCAACGTTACCACGTCGCAACCTGCGCGTAGCTAGGCGGCATTCAAAAACCCCTCCGGTTAGGCCACCGATAGAGGGGTTTTTACTTTCTGGACCCGAATCATGGACGCTACGCCGCCAGACTTCATTAGAACCCGCCTGTTGCTCGAAACCCGGGAACAGAATAGAGAAGTGCTTCGCGAGCTAGCGCAGCTTGCTGGACGCGAGCACATGACGTATGCGCGATTTACTCTAGACACCAAAAACGGGTTGGTATTCATGGAGGCGTGGAAGATTCAGCCGACGACACCAACACCGTTCCACCGTTCCAACATGATCGTAGGACACGCATGAGCATACAAGACGAAGCGCCGCTTCAGACCACGTTAATCAATCAGCTAGAAGAGCTAATTGCAGCGGTAACGATGTTCAATGCCGAACCGACTGGTCAGAACCGGGCCAACATTCAACGGATCAAAGCGCGTTTTATCGACAACGTTTTATATCCTGACGTAGCTCCAGACAAGGAACTGGCCAAACTGAAGGCCCGATTCAACAACCCGACTTTGTCTTTTACCCGCGTTCATACCAGCGAACTATTCGCGGAAGCGTATCGCCTGGAGCGCGAAGCGAGTATTCAACGACGTTTGAATGACCAGCTGACAAATCAGCTAAAAGACGCGACGACACCGAAGGGCGAAGTGAAACAACATGAAGCGACCTCCGCGTCAACTAAGAAGGTGTAAACAATGCGGAAGAGAGTTACATATATTTTCCGGAAATCAAGTAACAAAATGCGGCAACTGTCAAGAACGCATTCCTAGTATTCACTTGAAAGCCACAGGCGGCTTTCATTATACAGTTTGCCAAGTAGCGTTATTTGTCGAGCGAATACCGGTAGCGACTGACAATAAAAACGCCGTTGATTGCGACAGATGTCTGGAATACATCTACCCGTCGCTATCAATCACTCTAGTCCGAATACCCTCGGTACGGCCACCATATAGCATACGGCATGCGTCTTATATTGCTGAGTTAACGTTGCACGGGATACTTCCTGAATATCCCCGCGTTCTGCAAGGGTCTTCAATGCTCTCTTTAACGCCATTGACGCACCTTGCTTGTCTTTCTTAAATTCAGCTGAAGACGATAGCCGCTTGTGAAGATAGCTGTATGGTATGATCTTCTCCGAGTGCAGTAACGACGTACCGACTTTGTAACCTTCCAATTCGCTCCAGGGCCGCAACAAATAATCTTTAATCATAGCTATCAGCTTCACTAGCTGACGCGTTTCGTCGTTATCTATTCCAATCTCCCCGGCGTCGAACTTGGCCAACAATGTTCTAGCGTCATGAACAACAATACCAAGAGCCCATTGCGCCATTACTTCGTTTATTGTGGGTTGGTAAGGATCGCAACCGACTGCAACGATCCCCGCTAACTTCATTGCTTTGACGTGCGCTCTATTCCATAAATGTTTTCGTACCTCACGGTCGCTACTATTTATTTGTTGATCGCAATACTTGTCAAACTGTTTAAACAGCTTATCGGCCTCCGGCGTCATTTGAATATGGATAGCCTTTTGCTGATTGTTCAACATCAGGCTATGAGCACATAACGAACCTAGCTGTTCAATTAACTGAAAACCGGGTTGAACCTTAGTATGATCTTCTCGTAGCGGTGGTCGTTCGCCCTTGTATTCAATGATCGTAAAGCGCGGAAGTAAGCCTTCGCTAATCATACTTTCGTGAAGCGTTTCATAAAAACGTTCTGGCGTTGATTCGCCTAGTAACGTAAACGCTGGCGACTGAATCGTTTCGGTGTTCTTTTCCTTATCGCTGTAGATGCGAGGGCGAAGAAACTGCCCTTCGCCGCTCTTGTTGTACAGGTCAAGAAACATACGCCTTAACGCTATATAGTGTGGAGGCGCATGCTGCGCGCACATTTCGGATAGTGCTAGTCCAAACTCGCCAACAGTCGATACAAAAGATGCCGATGTTTTCGCCATGTATTTTGTGAGCGCTTGACCAGAACTGATTTCAGCCGGTCCAATAAACTCGGAAGCCGAGGGTACGGTTCTTGTAACCGTCGACATAAGTTTATCAATTCCTGACGCAATCGCTTCTTTTCCCGTTCCAGTTGGAGCAAGTAACAAAACATACTGATTAAGTCCAGTGCCGCTAACGTTATAACTTCTGCCCACAATACCAGACACTAACCCAATGGCTCCCGCTAGCGCGATTTCGGGAACCGGGCGCGGAGCGGCATCGTATATAAACCGGGCTATCTCACCTACTAAACCCGGTGGAGCGGTGTATGGTGTTTGATCCGTCTTCAGTGTCGGAGCCGTCGCCACATAGACGGATGCCGGTTCACCGGACGCTTTAGCCTTAGCAGACGCGACCGCTTCAGCAAGCCGGTTTTGTAAAAACTCAATGTCCACTGGTGGTAACATTCTATCGAAGCAACGCGCCAGCATGTAATTGATTCGGTATTGAGCACGACTCTTCTCACGCTGACCCAGCTTCGACGCCAGAAAGAGCCGTTGAACTTGTTGACGATTTTCAGAATAGAACGCCAAAATATCAACAAGAGCAAAATCGGCTTCAGATTGCGACGGGTAATAACGCTGCCAGTTACCGTTATAGAACAGTTCGTTGAACTTTTCGTTGTTTGCAGCATTTGACGCTATCCTTATTACTTCTTCGTCAGAATACTTCGCCTGTTCAAGCCCAGCGTAAAACGCTATCGCTTGTTTACCTTCGCCCATTTGTTTCCAAAGGGAATTTGCTAGTTCGTGATAATCGACTATGGGAAGGTTTCGGTATACCTCCCCGGTCATCGTCAAGTAACGCTCACTGGAGTATAGCTCTACAGCCGATCTACGACGGCCGCTTTTGACCGCTCCGCGAACGATGATGTGCAGACCTTTGCCAGACGGCGAACGCTCTGCATAGCTTTGGAACTCGTTGTAGATCGTTATTTGCCGATCTAGGATTTGTTTCGGGTCTTTGTGCTTCGGCGTGCCGTTCGCATTTAGCGCGTAGGGATCGTCAAGGTCGATAAAGCAAAACGGGTCTTGCTCCGATAACACAAACCCAATACCAGCATACCAGTCCGTATTAGTTACCGCGCTAACAGCTTCGTCGAACGTCGCCCAGGTTGACGGGTCCGTAACGGACATCAGCTTAGCCGTACGAGGGCTATACGGAACTTTCGTCAGCTTACCCGTTCCTTCTTCTTCTTCGTAACGCCAGACGCACCATTGCGCATACAGCCGCATTTCTGCGGGTACGTTGTGAAACTTGCTCACGGCAAGTCTATTCGTCAGCGCTCAAAGATGGAATTGCTTCGGAGTTACTCTTAGCTTTTATGAAGTCATGCACGGCGACAACCTTTGTATATGACGGGTCTTTTATTTCGCCAGAAATGACTTGCTTCAGCCAACTTTCAGAAACGTCGCAAGCCTTCGCAATCTCCGGAAGCGTGACAGACTTCGGCCGATTCGCCAGCATCGCTTTGATAGACGCGAGCGACGGCATTAATGGGGTTTTATCTAGTCCGGTCATGTCCGTTCTTTTTGGATGAGCCCAGGCCAGCGAAGCTACCAGGATAGTATCCTGCCTGTAAAGTGCAGTATTCTGATTGACAGCCACAGTGACCGGGTTCATGCTCCGTACCCCTTTAACAAGATCAACCTAAGGGCTTCAAATGGACCTACTACAATACCAGACCGAAGCGCAACGAACCAAATCGGACAAGTTTTACGGTGGTCGCGTCACGAGGGATTATCTGGCATCAGCGATCCGTTTAGCGTTAGACGCCGGCAAGCGTATCGACGCTATCAAGAAGTCATTGTTCTACGGCAAAAACAACACCAGCTACCCGGTGAACTGCGAACCGCCTGTACTGGTGAACTGTACCGCGCTCCCCTTCCATCTGATTAACGACAGCAGACAACGCGGTATTGACGTTCTTCATGCCGCACTAGGCAAGTTTACGGAAGCTTGTGAAGTGCTGGAGTTGTTAAGTACAACATTCGAAACAAATACGCCGTTTGACTTACAGAAGTTTATTTTCGAAATCGGCGATGGCTTTTGGTATGATGCCATTGCGTTAGAAGCTATTGGTACCGATTTCCAAAACTGCGCCGGCTTGAACAACTACAAGCTTCGCCAGCGCTTTCCGGAAAAGTTCACGGAAGAACAAGCAATTCACCGAAACGAAGCGGCAGAAGAAGCCGTACCGAACGAATCAGCCGCCGACATGCTTCAACGTCTCGGTACTGACGCCGATTTGTGGGCTAACGAATTTCTAGGCCGATACTTCAACCGAGCTAACGAAGTTGACGTTGACGTTCTTCGCGCTTGGTTCGCCAATGCCATCGAACGCGGCAAAGATAGCGAACGCTGGAAAATTCAAGAACAAATCGCGAACCTTGTCAAAGTTCAATCATCACCCGGTAACGGTGACGTCGATCACTATATGCGAGGTATGGCGAACGGCTTGATTGTGGCGCAAAGCGTAGTTACCAATACCGAACCGGAGTTTTTACCTCCTGAGTTCGTAAAAACCCAAGAACTCCCGGAGCGTGTTGACGACGAAGTGTTGCGTACCTACGTTCGCGAGTTCATCGGCTGGCTGTCGGGCGACATTCGCGAACTGAACAACGTTCAGGTTCCGATTCTGGCCGACTCCTTTGAACGCTTCCTGAAGAAGCGTCAGCAAGACGACGCTAGCGTCAAACCGGCTCAAGAAGTAACGGCGACACCTTGCTACGAAGGACAAAAGCCGGAGCAAGCCGACGCGTTTAGCGAAGATCCGCGACACCCTTTGAACGCTTGACCGAACGACGGCGTTAGCGTATAACTGGCGCCGTCTTTAACAACCGGGAGTTCTCAATGTCTGCCGCTGCAGTTGCTTCAGTGCGTCGCGACGTTACCGCCGAATATCTGGCGAACATCGCCCGAATCAAGAACCTGATTGACTCCGGATGGCCCTTGACACCGGAAGACCATAAGACATACGGCTACTTCCTGCTAGCCGAATGGCAGGAAACAGAAGCGGTGTTAGCTCGCGCTAAAGCGACCGAAATGGACTATCGGAAGCAATTCGTAGCGTTTATGTCCGACCCGAAAAAGAACAAGGGTACGGAATATGTCCAACTGGACAACGGCTACCGCGCCAAAATCGTCAAGAAGCTGAACTACGGCTTCGTTAAGGATGAAGCTAGCGGTAAAGTCAATAAAGCCGCAATTGACGCCGCCTTGACGGCAATCGAATCTATGCACCCGGCCGGCGCCTACATTGCCGAAAACTTGGTCAAATGGACACCGGAACTCAGCCTGACGGAGTATAATAAGCTCACGGATCAACTCGCGCCTCTGAAGGCCGTCATTGACAAAGTGATTGTCACAACGGACGGCGCTCCGACGCTGGACATTGTCGAACCCAAAGGCAAATAACCGAAGTCCCGCCCCGCTGTTGTTCGATGTGCCAAAGCTAAAAGCCGGGAAACTAGAGCAACAGCGGGCAACGGGCAAAGGAAAGAACATGGCAACGCGAAAGATGCGATTGAACGCAGCAAAGCAAGAACGACGGAACGCGAACAACGGCGAAAGTCGTAGCGTCTCGCGTCCGACCTGTACCAGCTGTGGCGGTAAAACGATTGCAACGGCAGCTTTAGTCAACATCAGCGGAGATGACGTCGAAGTCGTCGCAGCTGCCGACATATGCCGCGCTCCTGACAAAAGCGAGATGCACTAAGCAACGGTTGCGCGGCGGCTCCTGATTTGTATAGCGGTAAATGGGGTGACATTCAATTGTCTTGTTAGTCCTCGCCATGAGAGTGTCACTTGCTATACAAAAAGGGAGTCGCCGCCTTTGAAGAACGAAAAATTCGCCCTTTGCAACTGGCGTTTGCGGCCAGACAAACGACAAGCGAAAATCTGGCCCTTTCTAACAACGATTGAAGTTGCAGCGGATTTTAACCAAATGGTTAGCCTGTGGCGTCCGACGTGGCGCGAACGGCTATCGGTGTTACTATTTGGTAAAGTCTGGTTGCATGTCATGGGCAACCCCAGAAGCCATCCTGCGTTAACAATCATCGCAACGAGGAAATATTTTCATGCCGACGCATCGAAAGAACAAGTCAAGAGGTCAGTACGTTAACGTCAACGGCGCGACATGGTTCCGTCGTAACGTTCAGCGTCAACGTCGCCGCGAAGAACTGGCAATTGAATCGCGAAGGAGAAACCGTAAATGAAAGCGGTAGAGTTTCCGGAGCAAATAACCGTCATTGCAAAAGACCAGCCGCAATATACACCGCTCCCCGCTCACATTGACACGCGCGACGGCATCGTTACGTTCTGTTGGCAACTGTCGTTTAGCGAACGCTTGCGGTTGTTGTGGGCTGGCGTTATCTGGCATCAGGTGTTAACGTTCGGAGGACCGCTTCAACCTCAGAAGTTGATATTGGACAAACCTATTTTAGCGTCTCCGCTTGAACAGTTTCGATACATGCGAAAAGATCCAGAACAACAAGGTCCAGAGACATGACCTTAATATTTACCGATTGTTTTGATTACTTCAGCTTCACTGATATTTACGAAGTATACGAACAAAGGAGTAACACAATGTCCAAAGAAATCTACCATTCCTCCACGTTAGGCCCGATTCCGTTATCGTTCATGGGCCGGCATTTACTCCAGTCACTTCGCGAAGCAGTCACCGACTTGCAAGCCGCAGCGGCAAACGGCAAGCCGGTTGACTACAAAGCTGTTTCGCTTGCTCGCGGCCGTTTAGCTCAATATATCAGTAGGCTGGAAGAACAGCCCGAACGCCCGCGAGCATATGAAGCGCGTTTAAATACAACGACGCGCGAAGGGCTATTTGAACGCGAACAACGGCTTAGCAAATTCGTCAAACTGTTAGACGAATACGGCGAAGCGCTTCTTCAACGCGAACGTCTGTACAGGGTATTGGATGAGCAAGGTAATGCGACTCGCGAAGAACGTTACTACAAAGCCAGACAGGCTATCGTGGAGGCGATTGTGAACTCATGAACATCAATAGCCTCAGGCCCGCTAAAGAGCTAGCACACCGGTTTGGCGTTAAAGCGATTATTTACGGTCAACCTGGAACCGGTAAGACGCCGATGCTGAACACTTGCCCGCGCCCGGTATTGCTAGCGACTGAAGCGGGTCTAGGGTCTATGCGTGACTCCAACTTGCCCACATTCGATGCCTATACCCCGGCCCGAATTGAAGAGTTCTTTGAGTGGTTCCTTAAGTCGCGGGAAGCATCGAACTTCGACACGTTAGCGATTGACTCCGGCTCGCAGCTGGCTGAAACGATCTTAGCTAGAGAGCTTGACCGCGAGAAGCACGGCAAGAAAGCTTACGGCGAAATGGCCAAGCATTGTATGGAATGGTTCGATGCGCTTTACTTCATGCCACAAAAGCATATCATTGTTAATTGCAAAATGATGAAAGCCGAAGCAGGCAAAACGATAGTTCAGCAAGGCGGAGCGTTTACCGTTGAAGTGCAGTATCAGTCACAACCTTACTTTCCAGGTCAAGCGTTAAATATTTCCGTTCCGCACAGATTTGACCAGATTCTTTACGTAGCCGAAGCCCACGTTCCAGGCATCGGTAAGACGACAGCAATACACACAAAAGGAGGCGCCGACTATTTAGCGCGTGACAGGTTTGGAAATCTGGCGGCGTTAGAAGAGCCGCACTTAGGCAAATTGATTCAAAAGGCAATGTCTTAACAAAGGTGAACTATGGCGAAGTTAGTAGAACGATTTGATGCAAGTCGTATCGATCCGACGCAAACCGGCGGTTCTTTTCCCGTCGGCCGTCATCCGGTCGTTATCACTCACGACGAACTGAAAGCGACAAAGGATAACACCAGTGGTTATCTGGAACTGACGTTGACGATCATCGACGGCCCGAACAAAGGCCAGTCGGGACCGTACCGTCTGAACTTGTACAACAACAGCCAGCAGGCAAAGGAAATCGCGCAACGCAAGTTGTCGGCAATCTGCCATGCCATCGGCGTCTTTCAAGTCGACGACGGAATCGAGTTGCACAACAAACCGTTCGTCGTCGAAGCGGCGCTTCAACAAGGCGAAGAAGCGAAGGCGAAGGGCTATACCGAAATCGTCAAGGTGTTCGATATCCACGGCAACGAACCGGGCAAAGCTCCCCAACAGCAAGCCGCACAGACGACCGGAGGGGGTCAGTCACTGCAGCCCGGGTGGGGTGCTACCGGTCAAATGGTCAATACGGCGCCTCCAGCAGGCCAGGGCTGGAATCAAGGAGGCCAGCAGCAGCCACCGCAAGGCGGCCAGGGCCAAGGTGGCTGGAACCAGGGCCAGCCGGGCGGGCAACCGCAGAACACGCCGCCAGCGGGCCAAGGCGGCGGCTGGCAAGGCAATCAGCCGGGTCAGCAAGCCGGCAATGGTGGAGGTTCTCCGGCCGGGGGCGCCAACGTTCCTTGGGGTCAGCAACGCACCTAATCCGCTCGAACGTGGCGGCGGCTTT